AATTGCAGCCTGAGCCAAGGGACGTTTAACTTCGTTGTAGATATCGTCTCCTAATACATCTAAGTTGTTTCCATGAGCTCTGCTTGCTAAGTTCTGATTGCCAGTATAATTGTTTAATACTCTTTCCTGGACTAATGCGCTTGCAATCCATTGAATCAATAATCTATCTGGGCTTGCCGGTCTAACTGTGTCGCCTGTTATTTGCTCATAGGAGGATATAAGCTCCGACACTTGTTCGTCGGCATCTGTGCTAATAAATTGATAATCACTATTTCTACTCATTTTTTATATCCACCTCCACAATAGCATTTAGTTTTCCTGGCGAACTCAAATCTGCTTCAACAGCTATATCTATAACTGTTGCCCGTGGTTCATATTCTGCAATAGCATCTTTTATTTCTGCTATCAGCAAAGCCTTAGCTGCGACCATAGGCCTGTCTAAAAACTGCATAGGCAATCCGAAATCCCTGTAAAGAGGAACAGAGAACTGGCGTGTCAAAAGTATAATCTTGATGTTTTGCAATACGGACTTCACGGTATCTTTTTCGTTTAAAGAAATTCCTCTGTCGTCTTTTATGCTAACAAAATAACTCATCACACCACCTCACTCTTTCAGATATTCCAGCAGGTCAACAGAAACAGTCGCCCCGGTTACATTCCCTTTTTTATCAAAGGTTCTCATTTTTATTTTATGTTTGTGTATCGTCCATTTGTATTTGCCATATCCTCTTTCACCAATAACAAGTGACAAGGCTTTTCCGCTTCGTTCATACTCCCATATCTTGCCTAAATCTTTCATTGGGTCAACTCCAAGATACATAGAAAGCTCCATATTAAAAGAGATTGTATCTGCATCAACACCTGTGAATTCAGTCAAAGCATTTATTAAATGTCTTTTGTGTTCACTATATCGAGCGGAGCCAGACCATATTACATCTTCTATTGTTTTTACCTGCTCAGAGGACACCTGAAAGACGATGTCCCCAAGGCATCCTACTTGTGCCATTTATATAACCCCCAATACAAAGCCATCGCCATTAAAGACCGGTACATAAAGCACTAACACCGTATCATTAACACGAGGCATCCAATAAGTTGTGTTTGCGACATGGTCATGTTCTCCATTGACTGTGGCCGAACCACCGCCTGTATAGGTGTCTGATATAGTATGTGAGTGATTACCATTAGGCTTCACATAAACACCCGTATATGGCCGTTGCAACACGTGTAACCAGCCAGAAACAATGTCCTTGTCCTCAAATATTACACGGGCAATTCGCTTTCCACTATCAATAGAGCTTACAGTTCCTATCCGCACTAAATTAGCTAAAACATTTTCATCCATCGGCATTCCTCCTGTTCTATTGAGGAATTAAATCCTGAAGCTTGACAGCTGCTGTTACTTGCCCTTTAATTCCTATTACTATTCGGTCTCCGTTGATCTGCAGAACATCGTAAACCGTTGTATAAACAAAGCTGGCCAATCCTCCGCCAGTATATGTTCTTGCACCTTGCTTTACCATTACCTTACTCCCGACTTTAACTGCAGCCGGACTTGGAGCAGGAGTGCTGGCAGGTGCTGTTTTTGATTCTAATACATGGCGCAACCTTATTTGAGTTGTATAGCCAGCATTGCCCAGAGTGTGCTTTGCCTGGCTTACAATATACTTTCCGTCCCACGCCCCCCAGTTTTGGAGCATTACAGTTACGCCTGCCACAAGGTCAGGGTTTCCGGGTAAAGTAAATATCGCCGTGTATTCGTATTTGTTCTTTAGTCGCAAGTATTTATATGCCAACGCCTGTGCTTCAGCTGCATTATTAACCTTAGCTGATATTTCAAGTGTTTGGTTATTCTTGCTTTTCGCATCATAATCTTCTGCATAGGCCAAGCCTTGTATAGTCCTACCTGTAGATGGGTTAATATAACTCACTCTGCAGACGGCATACTTTTGGTCTGCTTCGCCTGTCCTAAGTTTGTATCTTGTATAAGTTCCAGAACCTCTTTTGATTGTAAAGACCGCAGGCTTTTTCTCATATGCTTCCTGGTCGAATAAAATTATTATATTGTTCGACACCTTCAGGGATATGCCAGCAGCCTGACATAGCTTAGATAAAAAAGCTATATCGCTTGTAGTTATCTGCTCAACCCTATCATAATAAGGGTCATTTGCTGATTCATACATACAGGTCATTCCATTCTTTGAAGCCATCTCATTTGCAATCTTGGATAAGGTATAAGCTTCCCATGCCTTGCTTTTTTTCGTTTGTCTCACCTGGGCATTGAAGGGGAGAGCGGTACCTTTTATAACTATAGATGCAGGAGGACCTCCGGCTTCTACACTATCAAGCTCAAACTGGCCACAATCTAAAACCTTATCTTTGCCATCGCTCTGCCAGTTCTTTCTGATAATAGCCGCTTGTATTCTCAAGCCTTTTACGGCATCACTACTGCTTTCTACGCTACTGCCACCGCCAGCATTTGCTTTCATAACCTGAGAAGTCGAAAACCACCCAAGAGAGCCAACATGAATAGGGTAGGGAACACCGTTTTTTAAGTTCAGATAGGTTACCGTACCCTTGTAGTTTGTTACTTCCCTTCCTGGAGTTCCATCGCCATAACTGGAATACTGTGGCCGGCCGTTTGCAACTACCGATTCTCCAACCGTCCATGAGGCAGAAGAAGCTCCGCCAGCTCCTCCACTTATTTTAGATAGATAAGAGGCACTAAGATAAGCTGTTTTTCCGCTATAAGTAAAAGTAGCCCAACCATTTGAGATTGAGGCTACACTTACTTGCGTTCCAAAGGCTAAAAGCCCTAATTTTTTATAACTTGTTCCTGGACCACTCCTGACATTTAAACCGCTTTTAGCTGTTACCTTATAAAGCGATTCACTTGCCGGCGCCGAACTTGGTGCTGATGGAGGACTTGAGGCAGCTGCTTGTATTGCAACATTAAGCCACTTGCTAAGCCAAACCGCATCACGATCTTCGATTTCAATTTGCAAATCATCCGTTTCGTTTTCCTCGTAATCTGTGTAAGTCATGGCTATCATATATTTACGCATAGACTTAGATATATCTACACCATCAAAGAATACCTCCGCATCTGTGCGCCTTGCTAAATCCTTATCACTCATCCGATCACCTGCTTCCAAGGTGGCAATGTGTCAGATATTTCATCATCAATTTCAGGCAAGGAAAGAGCAATACCCGCAGGAAAGACATAAATATTTAAATGCTCTACATTCATGTTCATAATCCTATCGGCATACAAGGCATCGCCTAATTCCTTATGGGCTATGCTATCCCACATGTCGCCCTGTTTGGTTATATATGTTCTCATACATACGCCCTCCTTGCCTTATCAATTCCAGCATCTTCAAGGATTTCTAATACTAAATCCTTAATATTGCTGGTGTTTCTATCTAGCACGCTTTCTAATTCAGCTTGATTTGTAGCGCCAGTAATTTCGTACTGAGGGGATACTGTTAAGATAATATTGCTACTTCCTTTATCTCCAAGCTGAGCTGAAACTGCTTCAGTACCACCCCATAGCGTTTTAAGATACTGCATAAACTGTGGAATGATAGAAGCTGTTTTCGATTCCTCTTCACTAAATATTTTAGCTCCAATATTTGCAGCATTTTGCATTGCTTCGGTTATCTCTGGCTCCATGGCCTCAACTCCACCAACGAATCCGCTCATTGTATATTCGCCACGATCCTCAAACACTTTGGACGGGCTTTGAATTTTAAGCTGGGCATCAATAGCCGCAATAGCTGCTTTTGCAATTTTACTATAAGCAGTTCTAACAGCAGGGAGCATATCTTCAGAACCTTTTATAAATCCTTCCACGGTGCTCCTTCCGCTCTGAGCTGCTTCGTTGCTTAAATTCATTTCCTCTATGGTGCTTTCCAGTTCAGCCTGTAGTGCATCCATTGAGGCGGCAAAATCAGTTTCAAGCTTGGCCAAACTATCTGCAACAGTTTCTTGTTCTTTCTGCAGGTTCTGCCAATTGTCAACCATTGCCTTTAGCTCTTTATCTGTAGCCTTGGCCATGCCAGCAACCGCATTAACGCTATCTTCGCTACCATCTGCAAAGCTTGCAATCATATCAGATAAACCTTCTATGTCAGCTCCACGTTCAGAAAGCTTTTCAAGATTAGCGTTATAGTCACTCCAATATTTAGTTTGGGTTTCCAACGCATGGTTTATCGAACCAGCGGAAACGGCAACTACCCTTGCGGCTTCATCCCATAGATTGTACTGGCCGGATATGCTATCCAAGGCAGCATTATAGGATTCTTCGTATGCGGCAGAGAGTTCGTCCATTTCTTGCTTTATGGACCTAACCACTTCGCCGAGGTTTTCTCCTGTTACAGCTGCCTCTTCCTGAGCCTTTTGATATTCCTTGAAAGCTCCTTCAAGCTCTGCTACAGCTGCAGCATTTTCTTCAAAGGCAATAGAGGTTTCTTCTAATGCTGCATTGTAAGTATCTAAATGCTCTCTTGCGGCATCGAGGGCTTTTCCTTGTTCCCTTGTACCAAACCACATTCCCCAGCCGGAAGTGTCATACTTATATAATTCAACTGCATCTGACCAGGCCTTATAGGCCACATCGTATTCTTCTTGAGCTATTTTTGCATTATACTCTGCAGCTTCTTTTGCACCTTTTAACGATTCATGCTGGCCAACACGGTCTATATATTCATTCCATTGAGACTCAAGTCTTGCCTGTGCAGCTTGTGCTTCAGCTATTGCATAAATAGAATCAATAAATCCTCCGGAAGAGTTAATTACATCATCATAGTTTAATGCAAGCTCTGGCACCTGCTCATTTAATGCCTGGATAATTGATAGAATGGCCTGTTGGTTTTCGGTTGCTCCATCAGTAGTTTCTGTCAATTCCTGAAGCTTTGCGATTAAAGCTAAAGTGCTTCGTTGTTCTTTTTCTATTTCTCCAGTAGATTCAGCATGCGAAGCAGTCATTTCTCCATAATTCTTTATAAGCGAATCATGGGCTTCCTTGTATTCACTTAGCTTCTGTTTTCCAGATTCATATTCAGCGGTTAGTTCTTCTATTTTCCAGCGCAGAGATTGAGCTTCATAGGAGGTTTCTCCATAAAGCTTTGTCGCCTGCTCATATTCATCGTTGAGATCTCTTAGCCTATTATATTGTTCCCGGGAAGCTGCAGTTAGCTCCCAAGATTCATCTGTTTGCTTTCTGCTTGCAGCAGTTAGGCCAACCACCACGGCCGTCAATGCGGCAACGCCTGCTACTACCCCCATGATAATATTTAGTCCTGGAATGGCAGCTGTAAAAGCTGCAGATACAATCGTTGCAATTTTTGTTATAGCAACATAAGCTGCAATACCACCAACAGCAAGCCCAATTACACCAACAAAAGCTGTAACTGCTTTAACTAATTCAGGATGCTTTTCTACAAACTCCGTTACATTCTTCAGGACCTCTGTTTCAATCGAATACAATTCTTTAAGGGTTGGGGTGTAGTTATCACCTATAGCAATCTTTAAATTGTTATAAGCGTTTTCTCTCATGATTAACTGGCTCTGTGTAGTATCATACATAATGCCAGCTTTTTCTTGCAGTGCTGTGTTTTCAGCCCAAGCTCTATTGGCCTGTGCTATTGTTCCTGTTAAGAGATCACCGGCACTTGCAAGACCTAATATTGCCTTAGTTTGTCGGACATTCGTAATTCCAAGCTCATCTAAAATAACAATTGCACTCTTGCCGTTACGTTCAGTATCAGTAAGCCCTTTGATAAATAAATCCATGGCACTTACTGCATCCTCACGCCATGCAGCTGAAAACTCTTTAGCGGACATTCCAGCTACATCAGCAAAGCTGGTTAGCTTATCACTTCCTGTTTCCACCGCTTTATATAGCGTTGAAATAAGAGTAGACATTGCCGTTGCTCCGGCTTGGGATTCTACCCCCAAGGAACCAACTGCTGCAGATACTGCTAATATGTCAGTTTCGGAAAAGCCTGCTATCGAAGCAGCCGCCGCCATACCTTGGGACATTTCAACAACTTTAGTGGCCGTCGTGGCCGTAGCATCTCCAAGGTCAGCTACCGTTGCACCAAGTCGTTCATAATCGGTCAATCCAGTAATATTGGCAAACTGTGCAAGCATGGTAGCTGCAGTTTCGGCTGTTAAGTCTGTAGTAGTGTCTAACATAGCCATTACTTGAGTAAATTCATATACCGACTCTTGGGCTACTCCGAGCTGTCCTGCTGTTTCCGCTACCTTCCCAAGCTCTTTCAAAAGGATAGGAACATCTGTAGATAACCCCTTAAACTCCGTCCCCAAGGCAGACATTTCTTCCTTGGTTCCTCCGACTGTTCTACGCATGGCAGCAGTAACATCTTCGAATTCTTTCGAAGCTTCAACAAAGCTATCAAAGTAATTATTTATTTCCTTCAGAGCCACCGTGATTCCAGCAGCCGTTAAAGCTTGGCCAGCTGCAGTAAAAGCAGAAGAGGCAGTGGAGCCAAAGCTATTAGCTTTATCCGCAGCCTCTTCTTGTTTCTTTTTCAAATCATCAATTTCATTTCCCAACCTTGCAGTTTCCCCGGTTAGGTTATCAGTATCAACTCCAGCTTCCCTTAAGGCTTCTCCCATATGGTTGAGTTTGCCTGTTTGTGATTCCAAGGAGGCAGTTGTTTTATCTATCTGCTGTTGTTTAGCCAACAATCTGTTTTCAAGTGCAGATGAAAAAGTTCCTGTTTCCTGCATTTCTTTTTGTATATTGTCATATTGTTGCTGCAGGGTTTCTAATTTTTTTCGGCTGTTCTCAACTGCATCTTGCTGTTTTTGATACGCAGATATATCTGATTGTGTCTTGCTGAGGGCAGCGATCTCTTTCTGCATCGAAGTTATCGCCCCTTGAGCATTCTTAAAAGTGCTTGAATAACTACTGCCTAATTGAGCATTAAGCTGAAATAGCATTTCATATTCTTTTCTGCTTGACATGACTGCCCTCCTTTCAATTCTCTTTAGGCTCACTCTTTATTTGGTTGCTATCTTTTATCCAATAAATTAACTCTCGGTATGGCATAGAAAGCCAAAACGGTACAGGTGTATTGTTCATCCTGGCCATAATCATGCATTGCCTACGGATCCATTTACCACCATCGCCAATTACAATTCCGACTTTAATAAAAAAGAGCGGGCAGCACTCCTAATTTTGTTATAATCTGCTATTTTCATCATCTCAAAGGCATCAGCACCAATTCTTTCATTACATGCTTTTGCAGCAAACCTGATTAAATACTCTCCAGAAAAAGTCGGCACGATGACGGCCTTTCCAAGAGCCTGCATTTCATTTTCAATATCCAGTCCGTCTTTACCAGTGAGCTTATCCCAATCAAAGGTCAGCTTCTTATAAGATTTTCCTTGATACTCAAACGGTCTTTTGAACTCATGAACATACACGAATTCGCTTTCTGCAGCTTCTTTCTCCGCAATAGCGAATTCCTCTTCATCAATAGCGATGTTTTCCTTCTTCAATTCAGTACTCATTTTTATCCCCTTTCTAATACAAAAATATTACCCGGAGCAGTATTATCCACTCCGGGCTTTTAGATTACTTTCCTAAAACTCTTTTAACATCGGCCAAGTAGTCAACTCCATTCACAAAGTAAATGAAGTTCAACGGGTCGATTTCCCTCTTTTTCACACCATCAATATAGGTAGCCCAATAGCGCACGGCATATTCTCCGGACGCATCTGTTGGAGCTGCAGGGGCAATAGATCCGCCCACATCTCTTTTAGGTATTACTACAAATAGGTGCTTTACCGCCTGAACTTTCACCGCACCGGCCACAGTATCTTCTATCTGTTGAGCAACACGCAAATCAATGGTGTGCCTTCTTGGTTCAGATAGCTTGATGGCCTGCTCTGTGGTTGTTCTAAAATCCAGTCCCAGGGTCATGGCATCGAAGTGGCCAAGAATGACCGCTTCAATATTTCCAGCTATCCCTGCTCCGGATATATTTTGAGTAAGGGCAGTAAGGTCAGGGAGGGAAGCTTTAGCCATACCAACATACTCAACGCTGTCTTCATATACAGCAAAATTTATTACACTTTCGTCGATTTTAGGCATCTGTTATTCCTCCTTTTAACCCATTAGCGCCGATGTAACATAATTGGCATCATACTCAAGTACGAAGTCCAACTCTTGCATCGGGCTAGGTGGGGTAATGTAAATATGGGCTTTAATTATGCCGGCCATCAAATTGGTTAAGGGGTTTTCATCTTCCTTAAACTCAATCCTTGCGCCAAGCACATATTCAGCACCGGCCAAACCGTTAAGCCAGATATTGCAAGAGTCAATTATTGTATCAACAAGTCTCCTGTTCATCGGCTTATCAAGCTTGCCCCAGAAGGTTTTTACCAAGGTATTGCCTACCCAAGCAAACATCCTGGAGACGGGTATCATAAAGTCTTTCACATCTGTATTTATCGGATAGCAAGCGGTATAGTTCCCCCAAGCCACAAGCCCACCCATGAAGTTTAAGGCAGTAACAACGCCGTTGGCGTTAAGTATATTTGCCTGAGCATGAGTTAGGTTTACTTCTTCTCCGCTATCAAGGACCATAGAATCACATTTCAGCGGTTTATTAGAAGGGCTTTCATAAGGACAGCCATCATTAGTAGTATCTACTGAAGCCATTCTGCCGGCTAACTGAGTAGAATAATGATAAACCTTGCTACCGAGTTTCAATAGTGGCCAACATAAAATCTGGTCTTCATCAACAAAATTGTTTGTTGCTTTCAATGCTGCCACCGCATCATAGGAAGTAGCTCCACCTGCTAATTTGGTACTTATATCAATCAAGGGTTTTGCTTTAAACATTCCATTGATACTTCCTGCCTTGGCCGTAATAACCGCAGCGGTTGCGGACTCCATAGAATAGCCAGGGGAGCAAACAAGGTCGGGCACAATGCCTAAAGTTCCCATACATCTATCTATAGATTCCATATTTGTAGCAACCTTGGTACCATCAACCATTTCAGGCTTTGCTTTTTTGTAAGCAATATTCAACTTAGTCGCTGAGTAAACAGAGCCACTAGACAATACTTCAATATAGCATTTTCCATCTTCATAAACCACAGCATAATCTTCATCCTTTACCAAAGCATCTCCGCTTCCACCTTGTTCTTTCACAACAAGGGTGCTGTCATTGATTGCTTCAAAGGATAACTCCACTTTGTGATTGTTCAGGTCGAGGTCAGCTGCAGGTACGTTTTGATTCATAGCTGCAGGGTCAAGTAAATTCACAAATATAACCGGTTGACATTGATACAGGTTAAAATGAGAATCCATAAACTCACAAAGGTTATATTTTCCCCAATCGTCCGAATAGCCAAGTTTCGCCTTTGCTTCATCGAAGCTTGTACATAGTACAGATTCTCCAATCTTTGCAGGCTTTTCAGCGCTTTGAATTGGCGCCGCACCTATAACAAAGGGAATGCCAGATTCCGCTACAACTGGAACTCCAACACTTGTGGCCTGTTCGGAAACATATACTCCATGTTTCGCCATTTGCATTTCCTCCTTAATTCATATTGCCGGATGCCAACTTTTTAAAGTATTGATTAAGTGGACTTCCAGCTGTTTTTACTTTTATTCGATCTTCAGCAAGAGACTTATCAGTAACGATTAGCCTTTTAATCAAAGGATATTTTCCGATTTCATCTGCAAGCTTTGTTTCTGTTTCTTTCTTTGACCCTTCATAAATGGTGTTGGTTTGAATAACACCTCTAATGCTTGGACCAATGTAAACACAAAAAGAGGCCGGCTCTTCCACGGTTTTAACCTTGGTAGCTCCGGCATCTTTGACAACATCTTTCTTTTTTTCTTCCGTTTCTACAGAAGTCTTTTTTACAGCCATGGTGATCTAACCTCCCTCTGTATGGCCGGGATTTTCCATGTGCTTATCATTTCCCCGGCATAATATGGAGCGGTTTCATCTGGATAAGCCAAAGTTTCTAATCCTGCTTCTAAGTCAAGCTGGAACTGATCTCCGATAACAATTTGCTTGAGCAGGCTTATGCGCAACCGCTCCATTAGGTTTATCAGCATAAGGCCGCCCTCTTCTTCGTTTTCGCTGTACACGCAGAAGATGGAGCGAATCACCGTTGATGCACTTTCACTTTCCCCTTCAGGTTGAAAATCTATACTGCTTATTAACTGATGGATAATATAAGGTGCTTTCTTTTGAGCTGCTTTGCTGTCAGGTAAGCGCATAAGATACACATCAGCTGAGCGATCTATTTCTTCTTTGTCACCTTTTTGCATTCGAGTAGGCATAATCAAATCCGCAGTAGATTCTACAGTATGCTTTTTAAGCTGTTCTAATAAAATTATACGATTCATGACCTACCTCCCCAGCCGTTTAGCACCCTGGTTATTTCATGCTCCAATCGGCGATCAAAAGTTTCCTTTATAGTTTCATCCATCTTTTCCACAACAATTTCATTCTGCATCATATGAGCAGTAGAAGGACCGAATTTCTGTTCTACAGGGAAGCGTTTTTCCCCAACACGTTCAAATACTCCAATAGGCCCGAATACTCTTGCAGCGAAAGCATGCTCCAATACTGAGGCTGCTCCATTTCTTTTTACCTGTGTCCGCAAGAGTCCGCCTCTTTCATATCTTGTCCTGAAGGTTAAAAGAGGGAGGACGTTCCCGGCATAACTAATGCTCATGGAAACAAGGCCTCCCACTTCACTGGTGATATGTGTTTTTTGTCGGACATTTCTCATGAAATCTCCCTTATTGATAGTGTATTCCTCAGCTGCATATTGGCCAGCTCTCGTTTTGGCCGTATCACCGGCACGCCTTAATGCTGAATAGCTGGCTTTCCATATGCCATCAGGCACACCTGCAAGAATTTTATTTAATCGTTCTAAACTGTCGGCGCCAATTTCACTTAACATCACACTCATTCGTCAATCGCCTCCAGTTCCAGTCGTATCATCCCCATATCAACAGCTGAGGATGCGACATAGTATTCCATGAAAAAGTCTCTTTCAATTACGTCGTTAATCTTTATTTTCATGCCCTTTTCTGGCACAGTACCGCCAAGGTCGGTTGCGGCAATATGTGCAACTGATGTCACAAGATACAAGCCCTGTGCGTGATCCCAAACTAATTGCTGCCTTTTTTCTTCTCTTACCTTAGTCATTACAATAGAAACATCCTCATAAGTTGCTCCATCGTAAATAACTATATGCTTTTCGGCAAACTCATCATCATTTAAAAAAACGCCCTTTATATCGGCCTGTACCATTTTTTTAAATCCACTCATACTACAGGATCCTCAACATCAAGTTCTGGCATTTCATCTGCACCTTCTTCGTCGTCCACTTCATCAGCAGAGTAATCATCCAGTGCAGCTACCATATCAGCCTTTGACATACCGACTTTGAAAGGCAGTTGGTATTCGCTCATTATTTCCTTCAGCTCATTGGCTTTCATGGCAGTATTATATTCAGGTCTCTCATGCAGCGTTATTTCCTCTTGTAGAGCCTCTTCTTCGGTAATGTTATCTACCTCCGCTATGTCTTCCACCTCATTAATCGCCGTTGCAACTCCTGTATCGGGCAAAATATTATCCTCATCTACATAGGCTGCGACTTTTAACCTGACAAGACGGGCAGCTTGTTCATCATCAACCGCAAAAGGGGGGTCACCGGCCTTTTTAGGTTCAATGTATTTACTACCTTCAGGCCGATGTCCGAAAACTCCACTTATAATTTTTATAGTTCTCATGTTTGCTCCTTTCCGGCTAAGCCGATAAAACTATTTCAGCACATTTGCTGCATATAGCCACGGTGCCTTATGATTTGGTGCCGCCAAAGGACGAGAAGCAAGTCTTAATTTTCTTGTGTCTTTGTCCCTATCTACGACAAACTTCGGTACACGCTTCATTGCAAAAGTGTGGAACTGGTCATCGGGCTCAATTTGACTTACTTGAGCATACATCATATGACCACAATCAGGAGAAGTAACCATAGCACTCTTGGTTGGGAAGTAGCGTTGGCTTACTCCATAATCATCCACATAAGTTTCACGAACTACAAAGATATCTAAATCAAATCCACCAAAATTGAGCCTACCTAACCAAGATACTCCTGGGCTTAAATTCTTAGGAGCAAACTGGCCAAACTCCATTCTGCGGTTGTCAAGTCTCTTTGCTGCTGTTTCATCAGACATGATAAATTGGCCAACGGCAGAACCTACAACTAAATCAGTAGCAGGCAAACCTCTTTCGGCCAAGTCTACACACATAGCTTCCACATCTCCCCAGAAGTCTCCGCCGGTGTCGTCCCATTCGTCTCCAGGGGTATAGATGGCTGGATTGCTTCCGCCCTTATCATAGTAATAAATGTCAAAGGCTTCTCCTGCGATGTCATTGTCAATGTAAGCAACGGCTTCAAATCCGTTGTTGATCATTGTCTGAGCTGCAAGCCATTCTTCTCTTCTGGTAATTCTTAAATCAAGTTCAGTCAAATCTCTAAGTTGCAATGCAGCCGCACGCTCTGCAGGTGTAGAGTTGGAATATAGAGCCTCACCAAATCCACGCTTTCTTAAATCATCAAGAGTTAAGAAACGAGAAGGTGCGATGTATGGAGCTTCAAATTCGTGCACTTCGTAACCTTTACGGCCGATTGGAATATCGCCTTTTCTGGCCACTACGAATGGAGCCATCTTTCTGTCGCCATCCCTGTATTCTACAAGGACTTTATCAGCTGCATAAATGTCAGTTGCCGGGTTAGTGGGGAAGTACCTGTCACGGAAAAATGTCATTTGAGGTACTATTTCCTGAACCACTCCGGCCAAGTAATAAGTGTCAAAAAAATCAATGTTATTAGGCATTATACTTACCTCCTTAATCTAAGACGATGCCAAGATATAAGCCACGCTCACGCAACTTATCCTTATCGGCTTCGCTCATAGCGTAGTTATCTTTTACTATCAATGCATCTATGTTGAAGCAACCAGCAGTATATACGGTTGTAACAACATCGGCGCTGGTGCCAATAACCGCATTATCGGTCAAGATGCAATCAACAGTCAGTACCTCAGCATCTACGGCAGGAGAACCTGGGTCGGTCACTTCGTAATATGTTCCCATATTTGCAAGCTCTGGACCAACTACCGCTGTGTAAACATAGTCAGGGTTTTCTCCGCTCCTGGTGTAATAAGTTTTTCCTTCAATTATTGCTTGGTCATTGGCTTTTCCGTAAGTAGGGGCTACAGCCTCTACAGCTTCAGCCGCAGTTGTGCCAAGGATAACAAGCTTATTGTCCACGCTGGACTTTGCAAATACGGTACCACGCTTATATTCTGCTTCAGCGCCAAGCTTTCTAATGGTGCCAGATCCAACATGAACAGGTGGGGTAATACCAGATATTAGCTTATCGTATTCCATTTCGCCAACTTTTCTATTAAGATGTTTAGCCATTTATTTTTCCTCCTTCGCTTGCATTTTTTTAGCATCGGCACGGCCTTGTGCCATTCTTTCCTGTGGTGTTAGTGGCTTATCGTCTTCTTCAGCCGCAGGTGTTGCATTAACATCGTCAGCCCCGGATGCCTTAGTATCATCCTTTAAGTCACCAACAAACTTCTGACCTTCCTTAGCTGCTTTTTTGGCTGCAGCAAAAGCCATCTCCTGAGCTGTACATGGTTTTTCGCCAAACTTAGCCTCATAAACGGTTTCATCGTCGTAAAGTGCAGCGATTTCATCAATGTCTGCAATCCTTTTACGTTCCGCTTCAACAGCAGCGTTTACTGCCCCGGCATCTTGTGACGCGGCAGCCTTGGCTTCGGCCATAATTTGCTCTGCAAGTTCCGGATTTTCAGCTCGGAGCTCTTCAAGATTTTTTGCCATGGTCTTTCCTCCTTCTTGACCACCGGTCTCTGCCGGTTCGTTATTTGTATTTGTCTCAACCGATTCTTCATCGGGATTGACCGTAGGAATGCTCTCCGGTAAATTGGAAAGCGGATTAGTTAGGCGCAATGCACGCCCATTAACATAAATAGTGCTTAAATCGGCACTTGCTGCAATATCAGGCGCTTCTCCCTCCATGAGTTCATCAGCAAAACCTTTTTCAACTGCTTCAGTACCTGTCATATAAGTTTCATCGGCCATCATAGAGAGGATGTCCTCTTCACTCATGCCAGTTTTTCTTTTGTAGATAGAAGCTTGTGCCTTATCTACTGCATCTTGGGATTCGGCCAGCTTTCTTAATTCATCAGAATTAAAGCCGCCCCAAATTCTGCTCCAACATTTATGGATCATAATAAGGCTTGAAGCATTAACTTTTACAGTATCGGCGGCACACATAATAAGAGAGCCTCCGGACATGGCCACTCCATCAACAATTACTGTCTTTTTTGCTTTCAGTTCCCTAAGCCTATTATGAATAGGGATAGCAGCATAGGCATCACCACCCACACTATTTAAGCGAATAGTAATATTTGTTGCTCCGGATATTTCCTGTAAATCTTTAAGGAATTCATCCAGGACAATATAGTTGCCCTCAAGAGGTTCATCAGTCCACCAATCTCTGGGGCGTTCTTCAACAATTTCCCCATACATTATGATTTCTGCTTCATTTCCATTTACAGAAGCCATAGTATAAAATTCACGCTGGATATTTACGGCCGTATTCTTCCGGCCAAAAATACCTGCAAACTTTTTACTCATCTTTTTTTGTCCCTCCTTCATCATCTTCGTTATCATTTAGGTTGGCCATATAATTACCTCCACCAGCAGCCCTAAGCATTTCATTTTCTCTTTCAAGTTGCTCCATGTTATCTTCCCAATCACCGCCACCCATCTCACGGGTAATTTGCTCATGGGTCTTAAATCCACGGTCAACCACCATAATGGCTGCCTTGGCTTCTCTTGTTGGGTCAAGTTGCCCTTGAACCGGACCAATCCAACGAGCTCCACACCATGCAGCTCTAATCATGGGATCATCAAAAAAGCCAGGGGCTTTAATTCTTCCAAGGCCAACAGCTTCAGATAACCATAATTCATAAACAGGTTGGCAGAAATCGTCCACAAACCATTGACGGCGCATTCTAAAACCTTCCCATGCCTCAAGCAAAGCTGCACGGCTAGCAGAGTATGAAGAATTAAATTCTTTGATTAAAACCTCATAAGGAATCTCTAAAGCTGAACCAACCATTCGGGACACTGTTTTAACAAAGCTTTCAAATCCAGTAGTAGGGATGTTCGGATTACCGAATGTTACCTGCTCATCTTCTTCAAGATGTAATACCGTTCCCGGACCCATCTCATATTCATTATCGCTTTCAGATAAATTGTCCAGTTCCTCTGCAGGGAATCCAACAATATCACCAGCTCCACTTTCATTCATCGGAATTTCTGTAGGGTCGGTTTTAGTTGTTATCCAGGCAGTAAAAAATGACTGCACAAGGGCAGCCATGAGTTCACTTTCGGTATATCTTCTAAGTTGTAATAGCGGTTCTATGACTTGAGCTAAGTAGGTAACGCCCCTGTATTGTTCAGGCCTTTCACTTTCCATAACCTGCAGAATATTAGGCATTCCTGTTTTTTTGCCATAGGCTTCTACACGAGTCCATTCTGCCTTTTCAATAGTCATTTCTCCCGGATAAGAATTTCTGATGTGGAATGCCACAATCTGGCCTTCTTTGTCAATCTCAACACCATCATAAATCTTATTCCCTGTAGTAGGATTCTTCCCATCAGTAAATCGGGGAGAAGGGGAGAGGGTGCTTCCATAATCCGTTGGTGTAGAAATACGATCCGCTTCTATTAAGTGAATCCTGAGAGAATAAGGGTTGAGCTTATTAGTGTCGTATCTTTTAAATAAGGCGAAAACATCTCCACTCATAAGCCAAGCCTTCAAAGCAAGTTGTTGCATCCCTTCAAAATTATTAACACCAAGGGCATCACAGTTTTGTTTTTTAGAAGCCCACATCTTAAATTCTGCTTCAGTCTTTTGCTGCCACTTCTTGGCCGCTTCAGGACTGAGTCCAAGAACTTCTCTTTCAATAGCGCTTTTTAAGGCAAGGCCAACGCCTACTACTTTTGTTCTATTCGTATTTATAGCAGAAGTAGCCACAGGTGATGCCATGTATAACATTCTGCCCCTTTGTCTTAAGGTGTAGTTATTCCAGTCAATATCTTCTTTAGGTGAGCTACTTTTAGGAATAAAACCTTTAAGAGCACGCCTTGTTACACTTGCACCGGCTTCGCTGTAACCTTTCACCTTGGGAGCTGGCCTGTGTTGACTTGTATGCTTGTTCAATTTATCGCCTCCTATCATTTAATAATAAACGGATCATCCGATAGCGAAAGGAGTAAACTCCATCGAATGATCCGTGGCATAGTCCTTGCGGACGAATACCCTTTACCAGTTGCGTGGCACTATAGAAAAAGCCTTTCTTGACTTCCTTCCTTTGCTTAGTGCCATCAGTTCATCGACCTTCCTTTCAGCATCCTCAATTTCATTAAGGAGGGCGGGAAGGTCAAAACGAGTTAATGTGCGGTCGTCAATTGAATAGCTCTGCACGCCACCATCAACCAGCGCCAGATATGCCGCTCTCATTTTCTGTAATGCTGTTTGCCAAAAATCTAACCTAATTTTTATTTCAGAAATATCAGCCATTGCTCTCACCATCCTTACCAATCATCATAGTATTTTTTCTGTGCACTTCCGCCTTTTTTCCTTTTCACCACTCTTTGAACTGGCTGTTGCTGAGGCTGGGAGGGCACAGACTTATTTTTTTGATTCTTTGCTATTTTCAACCTATCATCAATAGCATCTAAATCTATAGGCAATGCTTTGAAAGCTGCCAAAGCATAATTTCGGCAGTCCAGAGCTTCATTTCTTTCATGGCCAGGAATCTTCTCCCATTGCCATGGCTTTTTCTTTTCAGGCCTATAAACAAGGCGCTCTGATAGTAAACCCTTGAAATAAGCAGGACCATAATCATCACGCTTAGGGAAATGGCAGTATTTCGAGCCTGGTGTTTGAACTTTCAAGCTGTCCATTATGAGCTGCTTCCCTGCATCTACACCTAATTGATATTGCCAACAGGTGCCAAGGGCTTTCCCCTTAATGATTATCTTTTGCTTTTTCGGTGGGGAAGTGAAGGGGATGCCATCACCGCCACGCCCTTTAATGGCAAAGACCTTTTTAGAAATCCTTGCCCTACATTGCATTCTGACTTCCTGAGTAAAGTGTCCTCCTTCGTCAACGAAGGTCATGGAGACTTTAAGGCCGGCACCGCTCTTGAAATAATAAACTTTATCTATTACATCATCCAGCTGTGCCCATACTTCGGGATTATCAGGTCGTCCCATTATAATCCCTTTCTTTATGCCCCAACTCTCTCCAAAGTGGCCATGGCCAACAACCTCAAACTCTAATCTATCGTCCTGGGTATCAACGCCACATGTCAAAACTAAAACACCTTCAGGCAGTTCAGCTTCGTAAATTTCACGCCTGGCCATTACGCTTTCTTCATCTTCCAAGTCGCCACGGTCTTCCCATAGCTCCCCGAAACGGGTATTATAAACAACCTGCAATTTTCTTGTATTGCCTATAGCATAAAGATATTCAAGAATAGTAGATTGCCAAGTCGCCCATGGGCTGGCAAATGCATTCAGCCAAAAAGAACGACAGCCATTTTCATACGCTTCAGGATGTTCAGCTATCCATTTAGCAGGTTGTGATTTAACTTCATTTTCTGTGGATATAGCTCCACAGCCTTTGCAAATATACCTAATATCGCTCACCGTGTATGACTTCTTACCAGCTACAATGCTTTCAACATATTCATATCGAATATCAGCGAAAGTAATGTTATGGTATTCGCCACAATGAGGACAGGCAATACACCATCTTTCCATTGTTCCTGTAGCAAAAGAAGCTTCAATGGCACTTGCATTTTTAATGGTTGGGGTAGATACCTCAACCGCTTTTGAATTATAAAAGGTTATTTGTCTTGCCCTGGCCAATTCCCATGGGTCACCTTCATTACCTGCAGACATTGCCCATCGGTCACGCTCGTCTCCGAGTATGTATCGAATTGGTTTCGATGCCAAAGCATGAGCTTCCGTGGATCCGCATAATGTGAGAATCCCTCCAGGGTAAGTTTTCTGTAATATCGTATTGCCACTATCCCGGCTTTTCGGGTCGGCCACTCTTCGTTTAAGCGAAGGGGTATCTCTAATCATTGGCGCTATACGGAGCTTTGAATAATCTTTAGCATCAATGGTAGTTGGCATTATGAATAAAATAGAGCCTGGGTCTTCATCGATGATATAACCTATAATATTGTTAAGTAGTTCAGATTTACCTACTTGGGAAGCAGAGGCTAAAACAATACGCTTTACTTTTGGGTCTGTAAATGCATCCATAGGACCTTTGAGGTATGGAGTTCTATAAGTTCTCCATGGACCGGGTTCGGCACTACTTTCAGGAGATAGTCTTCTTTTCTTGTCCGCCCACTCTGTAACAGTTAAGTTTTCAGGTGGCTTAAATCCATTTTTAATTATCCGGGATATGGACGAGTTTAATCTTTTAACATCAGTATTCCTCATCGGCGTCACCGTCTTTTATGTCCCATCTCCTTCTTTCCCGAACACGCTCCTCATACTTTCTGGGGTCATAATTATAATTAGATAATTCCTCCATGATTGCATAGACTTCTTTTCTGATTATCTCTGCAGCTTCTGCAGAATCTTCAGCATGAACAACATCTACCGCCAATCTTCCAGGTAGTGCTAAGAGCATACCTCTTATCGCAAATACTAAGTCCTCAGTCATATCTGCAATATCATCTGAACGATGCATTTTGCCTTGCATCTCTTTTGCTTCCAAAACTTTTATAATAGCATTGGCTTTTTTAATACTTAAATCTGCCTCTGCTCTTTCCTTGTCAACTTCATTTTCATCTTTATTTTGAAGCTCTATATATCTTGAAACAGACTTGGCAAGATTAAATCTTCCACGCTTGACTGCTTCAAATTGCCCGTCCTGCACAAGCTGTTGAATTCTCCTTGTTGATAATCCGAGGACAATGGCAAGTTCTTTAGTGCTAACAATAGTGTCCAGTGTAATTTGTTCTTTTTCCGTGTCATTTGCCATGCCATAATCCTCCTTTCCGTAACGAAATGGGTCTTTTTTTTCTTTACTAACTGATTGAAATTCGGGGTCGGCGAGCCCGCATGGCTTTTCAGCCCCTTTCCCAGTACCTTTTCTTTTTCTGGGAACTTCCTAACCAATCCTTGGTCTGTGGGGCTGTGTTATGGCGCCTCTTCTACGTTCTACACGCCCGGTATAGCTACTTGGGCGCATCAGCTTGGTGTACTCTCGTTCTCTGGCTTCATCCTTCGCTATAGGGCTGTCATCGTCAATAACCATATCTTTGAAGTATAGCTTTGCCAGCCATTCAAGTTGATACATCACAATAAGATTGAATAATGTTTCAGGGTCACTCCTGTATAGTCTTTCAGCTACCGTCATTGCTACACCTCCAATAAAAATACCCGGAGCTTTAGAACGGCTGTTCATAATCACTCCGGGCTGTTGCTTGTTGTTACGCTATACTTTGGCAAGTGCTTCTGCCTTGCTATATCCTTTTACGCCTTTAGTCATTAAGGCAAGGAAATCTTCTTTTGAGAAATCAGAAAGCCTAAACACTTCTTCAGGCTTCATTCCCAATTGCTTTGAAATCTCATTCACAGTCTTACCCTCGTCAATGAGTTTCTTCACTATGGCCTTCATTGGTTCAAGCAAGTGCGTACCACGTGCACGGTTGTGTGTGATTGTTCCGTACATATCGCCTGCTTCATCTTGATGGTTCACTATTACAATCGGAACTTTGCCACCAAGTTTAGTATATAGTGGTTCTTCTCCTGCCACAGTCCAACGATGAAATCCATCAATGATAGTAAAGTCGGGTCGCACTACTATTGGTAATGTCCATCCATTAGTAAGGATTGATTGTACCAATAGCTTTAAGTTCTCCCGGCTCACCTTGTTAGGATTCCAGTTGTTGGCCTTTAGCTTTTCTCTCTCTATCCATTGAAAAGATGCCAAGGGTGCAAACAGATCCATATCAGACATTCTGCTCACCCCCTTTGCGAAACTTCTTTGCGTATTCCGCATAGGAAGAGAATATGTCAACGCTAATTGCACGCAGCGTTCTTAGTTTTGGATCACCGGCCACAAGCGCATCATGTATCTTACGATAGTCACGCTCCCTTGCCATGTTATCCATCTTGATAATAGACTTTCGGTATTGCCTGGCCACCTTCTTAGATAGCTCTGTTGTAAAATGCTTCTCAGGTTCTTCAAAGAGCATGCGCATTACAATAGCTTTATAGTCTTTGCCTTTTTCTGCTTCACGCCTTTTCCTTGAGGATCTCCTGTATAATTCGCTATCCCAATACAGAGCAGCCATGTATGCGTTCGGTTCTCTCCGCAATATCTTCTCCCACAGGTCAGGCTCATACTCTGCTATATGAATGAGTGAGCCCACGCAGTCGACAGAAAAGAATTGAGATATCCTCAGCTGGTTTTTACTTGTGCCTGTTTGGTATAGCCATAAATAAATGATTGGTATGTCCACATTGTTTTCTTTAAGGTAAAGCCAAACATCGTTTCTTTTCCAATCATATAAGGGGTAAATCATATTCTTGCCGGTTATGCTGCTTCCGGCTCCAAGGTTTAATGCTGCCATGTATTGTAATCGCTGAACGCTTTCCGATGCCATGACTCCGACAAGCATAATCCCATCGCCAGTTACTTTTGGAAGGAATGATTGATAGTTGTCTATGCCTGGCCTTAGCTGCGGGTGATTCCGTATAGCAAATGGGGAGGGCGTCT